AAAAAAAAATGAGCGTTGTAGATTTTACTCACACAACGCCCTTAACCTTATTCACGAAGTTTCTCAACATACCACTCACCTGTAATATCACCTAGAGCCATCCAGCCTTCAACGTCATTGTGTCGGACTTTGGCCCAGTGCCAATCACACCTTGTGGTTAGGTCAAGCACTTCATATTTCTTGTCAATCTCGCAGATACCTATGGACTCAGCTACTCGAGTCGGTTCACGGCGAATATGGATAGACATACGAGGAACCACGAACTTGGGCTCCCAGTAAATATCCTCATATTCCTTAATCTTCTTCTTAAGGGTTTCTAGAGCTTGACGCATACCGCCTGCCCCAGTCCAAGGTTGTAACACACCGAATATCCGAATGAATACAGGCACTGCTACGTTCCAATCATAATGCTTAAGATCTCTTCCGTGGGTTTCTTTAAAGATTTGTTTCAGGTATTTAAGATCTTCGGGGTGACCGATATAAGCGACTTCATTCTCATCACCATTATAGTAATAGATTTTGTCCTTATGCCAGCCTTGTAAATAATCAAGTTTAGGGTCACCGCCCTCAATCCTAAATGTAAAATGGATAGCCATTAAGTAGCATTCTCCAATTGCTTGATAATCTTGTCAAGAGTAGCCTTGAGGTTGTTATCAGATGTTGTTGGTCTAAGTGCTCCAAAGATACGGATATACACCGGAACTACATTATTCCACTGATAGTCCTTCAAGTCTCTGCCCGTAGTATCCTTGTAGATAGACCTTAGATATTTCAATTCTTCGGTGTTATGAATTGGTTGAATCTCATTTACAGCACCGTTGTAATAATACACGGTACCTGTATCCCAATTCGGGTCACCTTTAATATTAAATGTAAAGTCCATTGTCTCTCCGTTCGGTTGAGGGGCTTCAGGAGCTGGGCCACCGGCACCAACATCGCCATCGATACCATCAGAATAAGGAGGATATGTGAAACCGATAATAGTCTCAGCACCACCACCTAATGTCCGGGTACGATAACGTGCAGGGCCGCCGCCTAGTCCACCATCTACGTTCTGCTCAATAGTTTGGAATCGTCCTGCGCCATCCGGGTTGGATATAACAAGGCCTGTATGCCCATAGCCATGATAGGATACTCGCATACAAAATATAGCGCCAGCACGAGGGGCGGTAGCACCAGTTGTGAGCCAACCATTCCCTCTACCAGCATTAAGCATATCTATACCGTTACCACGCATCGACCGCCCAAAGAATTTCTGGGCAATCATATTAGGTAAGTCAACGCATTGAGCACCAAAGGCACCGTCTGCGTCAACCCCAATTCCTCTATCGGCAATACTTCTAGCCCAGTTAATTACTTCAGCTTTGGTCGCCATTATAGTCTCCGTTGTATAGAATTCCTTCTCGGTCAGACATTATAACTTTTGAAGCAAGTTTCGCATCGAGTTCTCTAATGTAGGTATTACCTCGAAGCTTCTGATAATCAGCGATAATATGTCGGGTCATAATATATTTTTCGTCATAAGTAAATTCCGTAGAATTGTATATAGCGAGATATTCCGAACGTAACATAGACCGCTTAATCGAATTCAACTTATCATTTTGCTCATTAGCATAACATTGCTGACGTGCGACATCTTCTTCCTTTTCTTTTTTGACCTTCTCAATATACATATTAACACTTCTAGTTAGTAAACTGATAAGGGCAATAATAAAAAGAGAAAGGCCCGTTAAGACCTTCTCATCCATCAATAATCTCTGCATTATCTATGTACGCTTCCTAAGTGTATGGTTTATTCTTTTTCCTTTGGTGTGTCGTAACCCAAAGCTTGAGGTGAGTCACCGATACCTTTAGTTGTAGGGTCTGTAACAACACCAAGAATAACCAAGATAAGCACGAATGTATTTACACCGTCTTTGATGTTAGTAGGGATAGTCAAACCGAACTGTTGAAGCATCAAGAATACTGCTGAGATAAGAGCAATAAGAGTAGCACGGTTTTGAAGACGAAGTTTAAGATTAAGTTTCATAAGTTAAATACCTCTTTTTGATTTATTTTGAATTTTTAGTGATTAGCGCGAGGGTTAGGCCAAGGCCATGCTACCCCAACGCCGTTCCGTTCGTTAGAACCATTCTTGTAGAATGTTTGGATTGTATCAGCGGCTGCATATGTGTGTTCACGAATAAACTGAACCAATACACGGTTGCCTGTACCAAAGGAATTGTTGATAGTAGGATCTTCAATAGCAACGACGTCGTTAGCTTTATAAGTCTTACCTACAACAGCGTCTGGTACAAGCTTGAGTAATGCGCCATACAATACAGGGTCGATTGGATCATCACCAGTGTAGTCCTTAGTAACTGCGTAAATAGTAAACACGTCAATAAGAGCTTGTAAGCGGTCGACTTTTTCGTCGGTCTCTTTGATTTTACGGTCTGTAAAGTTCTCAGAGAATAAGATAGCCAGCGCATCATCAAACAATTCATCGTTAGACTTATCGATTGATGTTGGTGGCAAGTTAATTGGATGGAAAGCGCCTTCAGCATTCCCTAATACAACACGAGTTGCTAAGGGTTTATTGTCAGCACTATATGTGAGTGATTTGGATTGAAATTCTAATTTCATTCTATCTCCTTATTTGAGCATTAGCTCCGCCAGTTGCAGGTTGTGTAGACTCTGCAATCCAGCTAGCATGACCACGATACACACGGTTACCACCAGAGGTAGACTCCGTATGAGCGATAGTCCCATCAGCGTTAAATGACCATAGAGCCGGTGCTATGATTGTAGACCCCGCGTTACGGTAGAGTACGACTTGAGTATTAACCATAGGCTTGAACCCATTTGGAATACGTTCACCGAGTTTGGCGTTCTCGACATTGATGTTCGGGTTTGCTATAGCATTGACATCCACCGTAACAATACGACCACGCTTCTGGAAAGTAGCTTTAATATTCCAACCAATCGGAACATCGGTTAGAGTATATATAGGTGTATTGTCGTTATCAATACTAAACCACGGCGTCCATTTATTTACCCCAATCTTCTGACGGTAGCCCAAATAAGCACCACCAAAGGTGAAGAGTTCCTGGACGATATAGTTTGAGTTATTACCCATTACCCTTAAGTAAATAAAAGAGTCTATACCAGGCGGAACGTTTTTAGCATTACGCGCACGGTAGAAACCAGCAAGATATACATTGTTGATATCGTGATTATCCGGAAGCCAAGTCCCAAATCCATCATCACCAGTTAATGCATGTGTCGATAACTTCTTATTATTCACATACACATCACCCGCGATATCTAAAGCGCCACGTTCTCGAACCTTGTTTATACCAACGCCAAACGGATCATCGGTTCGATGTACCTTAATGGTACCTACGACTAAACTCTGGTCTGCCTTATTTCCAAAGGCGTCCTCATAAGCGATATAAACGGAAAATGAGTTGCCGGTAGAATAATCGGCAGTTAGGTCAACTATTGCATCGGCGTCATTTATACCAAATATACTTACTAGGTTGCCTGAGGTGTCGTTGACCGTAGTATTGGTCGTGGTGTTCTTTACAGTAACAGTACGTCTACCAGCATTGACGTTACGGTTCTGGTCATCAAATAACGGAAAGATTCTGCCATTGAGGTAAAGTCTTAGTTTCTTCTCGTCATCATTACGGCGGTTAACACGAGCACTACAAACTGGAGGAGAGTAGTTGTCGATTTGGATAACCTTCTCAAAGGCTGCTGATGTCAAACCACGAGAGTCTCGGATTGTGACGTTTAGAATATGTTTACCGCTTGTATTGATATTGTTGAGAATAACGTTTTTACCGACGACCTCTCTTAGAACCTTAGCATCCTGCATAAGTCGAACCGTCATACCATCATCAGGTATAGTCGCACCATACTTAGTTTCGAAGTCACCTAGCGATACCTGTATCTCAGATAAAATACGAACATATTTTAAATTTTTAAGAAGCTCTTTACACTTAGCGTGTTGCTCCTCTGTATTAATGCCTTTGATAATAGGTTTCTCGGTATCTGGTATTCTAAGTCGAATTTGTGAAGCAGATCGTCCTGTTTCGATAGTTGTCCCATTACGGTATGTGATTAGTGTAAGCGTCCCAACACCCTCGTTAGACTGAGGGAATTTAGATGCCAGATCCAATGGAGGCGTCCATGTCGCAGTGTCTCTCATCAGGTCGATTATCTTTGTATCGACGTCACCGAAACGCAACCATACAGCGTTGTACATCTGGTCTGATTTACGTCTTGCAGTGAAAGTAATCGGCTGTCCGAGAACGCCTTGATAGTCGCCCATAGGGTCTGAAGCACGAGGGATATCCGTTAAAGCGAATTGTCTATTACCAACAACCAACTCACCAGTGAAGGCAAAGGCTGTACTGTAGGCATTAACAAAAGCATCAACATTTGCTACTTGCTTACCATCTGAGCCGTGTGGGTAGTTGAAGTCCCAAGTCCCAAGATATACTTCTGAGTTAAACCCAGGCCCACTAATTTGAACGGTCTTATTTTGCTTCTGCCCGCCGCAACGAGCCTCTACAAACATCGGGCCGTAGAATGACTGAGTTCCTACTTTGAGCCATAAGTCTATACGAACGGTAGATGAGTTGGCGGCTTGATTGACGCCAATCTCATAAGCATTCATTCTAAGGGAGTATCCGTTATTCACCCCCGAAGTCCAAGTTGCCATCTATATTATCCTACCCTTCTATATATTTTGTAATATTCCGTGTAGGATCAGACGGATCCTGGAATGTAATAAAGCGACCGATTTGAAGACTTAAGGTGAAGGCACCTGAGTCGATGTTAAGTCGCCCTTGAGCGATTGAGGCAATCTCTTTACCAGCAGACATAAATGAAATACGGTTAGGTGTAAATACCAATCGCTCACTATTATCCTGCTTACCGATAGAGAGACCTTCCTCACTCTCGACTACTTGAGTTGTGATGAATTCACGAATATACGCATACTCACCAAACTGCTTAGATACCTCAGACCTTAAACGAGCAGACATTACACGTAAGGACTCCTCGGCCGCTTTTCTACCAGCCTCATCTGTATCACGAATACGTTTAATTAAATCAGCCCAGTCTGTAGATACCTTTCTCATGATATCGTCGTTTAAAGCCTTTAACGCTTCATCCTGAGCTTCTTTAAGTAGACGTTGTTGCTCTAATACAGAGTCTGAGTTAGCCTTACGTCCTAGTTCGATAGTAGTCTCAACCGGGCTTGGTTCGTATGGTGTAGCGTGTTCACCTTCTTCAAGCTTAAATCCACACACCTGAACTTCAAACAACTCAGTGTTGGTTGCAAGTACTGTAAAGTAAATACGAGCAGCCTTGGGGTCGTTATCACCCATCTTAGTTGGGTCGAATTCGAAGGTCTTAGATAACTGTATCCATTTGTTAGATGTAATATAATCAGTTAAGAAGTCCCCGAATATAGACCAGTCCTTAAGCATTGGGTAAATATACATCTTAGCAGTTGAAGCACCGCTGATCTTCCTCGCATAGCAAGAAATGGTATACTTAGCCCCCGGCTTGAGTTCTACACCTTTGTAGTCACCACCATACCAGCACACACCAATATTCTTACCAGAAGACCCTGCTTTGTTTTTAAACCGGACACCAGTAGAAACAGAAGCAACTGGTGGGTCTTGGATTTGAGTATATCCGAATTCGAATAACGCATGGTTTTCTGAATGCGAATAATATCGGTCTTGATTTGCATAGTTCTTAGATACCGACATAGCGTTTGTGTCTAAGAGCAAGTTTTCACCGACTTGGCCATCACGCCCTGGTTTTCCATCTTCTACGTCGGTGATCGTGATCTGACCACTAGATACAACAACCATTTGTTTCCTTTCTATTTTGTCTCAATGGCTACAGAGAATGTAGCACGGTTTAAAACATCAGCATTGGTTAAATTAAAGCCTTTCATTCTAGCCTGGGGTTTCTTAGCCCATTCTTCATCGGCCACTCCATTAGCTAAAATCTTAGTCCACTTGTAAGTGAAGCCTTCTCCCTCAGTATCAATCTCCTCATCATTACGATATAACTTAGCCGTAATACGAGTATCAATAATGCCGTTCTTAAACGTATCGCCATTACTAGAATGGACGACAGTTAGGATTGGGGAAATGCCGTCACTTACAGTTGAGAATGTGATATCCTGGAACTCAACCACTTCGCCCCGAACTAGAGCCTGAACTGTAATAAGTGCACGACCACTAGTTCCAATATTAGCCTTAGATACAGTGAATTTATCTCCTCTACCGGCTACTTGGTTGTCTATGTAGTATACATATTCAGCCTCAGTAAACTCGCTAGAGCCTTTATATAAGGTAGGGATAACGTCACAAGTATCAGAGACTTCACGGAACATGGTAGGGCCTGTCACTTTTACATTCATTTTAAAAGGTTGGGCGTCGGCTACCATCTGAGCCATCACCTTGCTAAGAACAGAGCTGTTCGTAGGTCTAGTAGCGATGACATTAGACAGGACAATCTTAGTTTTGGTCTGGTCTGTTGAGCATCGTACCATCTCAGTAACGCGAGCTCTAATCAGAAGACCGCCAGCGAAGTGTTCGTCAGTTAAGAAGATAATATCGCCAATACGGATATCATTACGTTGCAGAACTACAGCTGAGTTTAACTCAATCTCCCATGTTGTAACGGGATACATGTAGGTCTTCAACATCTTAACCGCATAAGCCCAGGCCTGTTTGTAATCCGTAAATTCGGTCTTTACATCACGTACAATCCAGTTATCACAGTTCTCACGTTTGTTGAGTGAGGGGTATAACCTAGCCGATATAGGGGCATAAATAGTGGTAGCATTACGAGTACAGTAAATCTCATTATGTACACCATCAGCCGCCTTAACCTCTCTAGCCTTGGGTTGTTTGATATAGTTACCGTCTTTGTCTCGAATACGGATAGCAGAGAAGAGGTTGGTTTTGTCCTCTTTCTTCACTACCGATACAATATCCCGACCCATCTCAAGGCGGATATCAGTACGAACTCGGCCTAGACCATCTTCACGGTCATCGGCAAGAGCACGGGATTTGTAGACATTAAGCTCGTACTTATCGATTTGTCCTCCCTGATTAAGATAGGTACGAATATCCATCTCACAATCAAAGGCTTCAACAAGCTTGATAATACGGGCTAGACAAGTGTCATCATCAGACTCAAACTTAAGAGTAAGCTTTGTGTCACGAACGTCGCAACGACCCAAGTCAATCTTAGTAAACCCGAATAGCCCCATAATATCGGCATACTCTAGAAATGTATGGGGTTCTTTTGCTTCGTATGCTCGAACCTTCTCATTAAGAAGTTCAAGATTTGCTGAGTTGCACTCGAATTCAATTGTGGTATTGGTCTCTTTACGGTTTATAACACTGAAGACATAATCTCGACCATCGTCTTGGAATGAGATATAGCAATCAGAGGTCATTTGCTCAACTCTAGGGTTAAGTTTACCGTTCAGATACTTATCAACCTTAAAGTTAAAGGTTGAGGAACCCTTACCACAGTATTCATGGAACTCTTCGTCATAATACTTAAGAGAACCAGGTACATCATTGTTTATATGATCGATGATATTCATAGCATTGTCATGAATAGTCAACTGCCATGCAGGTTTTGCAATCATTTTGAAGTTTTGGCCCTCCTTTCTTACAACCAGGTTTCATCCCATTCTATAGTAACGTCAGGTGCTTGTTCGCAGAAGTCAGATGAATGAACTTCTAGCTTAGACTCACCTGGAGGGATTGAAAAGTAGCGCGAACCGTTAATAAGGTCACCAGCGGCAGATACACCAACCTTAGATGATGATGGGTTAGCCACAAACGATACCTTACCTTGTTCCATGTCTACTACAACCTCACTACCCTTAGCATACTTGTTAGGGACTAGGTCATAGCGTTCGGCATTATTCTTAACGAAGCGAATGGATTGGATACATAAAGTATCGAGCGAGCCTACACCATCTCTTTCGCCTTTATAGCGCCCAGCCATAACCCAAATCTTAGTACAAGTTAGGTATTCTTTAGACGGGTCGTTGAGTGTCTTAGGGATACCGTTATAAGAGAAAGTCAACTTAGGGCCTTCTTTGATAATATATGCATCACCAGTACGACTGTTAAAGGCTACGTTTGGTCGAGGTTGTCCAGGCTCGTTGTTGTTTGCGCCGAAGCTATTCATCTCACGTTGGTAGGTAGCACCTGAGTGGATATCACCTAGTGAGAACGACTGCCACGTGATTTCCCCTGAGGTATCCGGCTTCTCAATAGTATAAGCACAAATAACACGGTTGTCATCGGTCATAAACATAAGCGATAGCGCTCCTGATTGACCAAAGGCAGACTCCCAGACTTTCATGTTGAAATCACAACGCCAGTCTTTAGCGCCTTTTACGCCAGTCTTGTCGTTAGGGAGGACGTATTCATAAATACCGCAGCCCCAGTCACGACCAACACCCTTACTACCTTGGCCATTCCAATGTAGACCAGGAGCAGGATACGATTGTCCACCAAGACCTTTCTCACGCCAGCCTAATTTCAATCCACCAATTTCTCCGTGAGAGGCAAAGGGCAGAGGTGAAATATTCTGGTATCGGCTAGAGACTTCTGTAAATTTAGCCCATTCGGCCTTATCTTCGGGTTTAATATCTATTAAAGTATGTGATTGGTTAAACTGACCTGAGGTAACCCGAGTACCTGCGACATCAGCTAGACTTGTACCGATTTCCATTATGCCGTTCTGGTTTACAAGCCCAATCCAACCGTTGTCGGAATTGTTATGAACCCTAATCTTAGGGTAAGCCGGAGCAGACCCTGTATTGTTTAGAGTTATTTTGACAGTTTTCCCTTCTTTAGTAAGAGTTCCAATGTCGGCGCTTCTTGTTGACTCGTTGAGCACCTTAGTAACTTCTGAATGAAGTAACCCATCTGGTACATCAAACGCAATTGAGACAGTAACTTTACTAGACTTGATATCTTCTGAGAATTTAGTAACCCCCGTGGCCACGGCCATATAGTATTTACCATCTTGGTCATCGAACTGCAATTTCTTAGGCCCATTTGGACAGTCTAACGCTCTGGCTAGCTTAGTTCTAAGGGCTAGGAAATCAACAGGACCTCCGCGTAATGTAGCTTCCACATTGATAGGATATGTCGCTCTATGGGCCGATACCCAGGTCTTACCAAAACGACCGACGCCGGCGGAATACGAATGTTCCAAACCGGCACCAGCGTTACGTTCTACCTTAGTTACAGCATCAAAGAGTTTACCAATATCAACTGCTTCAGCACCCTCACCAAAGATTATGGAGAAATAGTTCTCATCTCTCATATCGTTGGTAATACTCCATCTAACATATTTAGTCGATCGTTATAGGAACGTTGTGCATCAGCCATGCCTGGAGCAAGAGCCCGATTAACGAGGTCTTTATCCATAAATACAGGACTAACCCGGTCTTGAGCAAGGAGCTCGTTACCAACAGTTCCGACTTCTGCAAGAGTCTCAAGCTTACGATCAAGAGCATTAAGACCTTTAACTACTTCATCAATAGAATATCTATTGTTTGCTTGCGCCCTTGTAGCAGGGTTAAGCGCAGAGTAATTTACTCCGCCTGATAGGTTAAGTGAACCAGCCCCGCTCCAGTTATATCCATCGAGATTCGTTGTATCGAGGACAGGAGTAATGGTTGGGTTCATATCCATATTCTCATCCAGATATCCGGTCATAGTCTCCATAGAAGACTGAACAAATTCGTTGACCTTATCCATGTTTGAGGAAATAGCTTCCATAGATTTAGTAGAACCTAAACCTCCAGCAAATTCCTTAACAATAGCAAGACCTGAACGGAATACGCCACGCCATCCGTCACCAGAGAAGACCCCTTCTTTGGCTGGAGATTGCGGTTGGTGATGTTTAACCTTTGAGTTGACCTTAGCCATCGCCTCATCAACCGCCTTAAGAGCTGCTTGGGAAGCAAGACCTCCAGCAAAGGCCTTAGTGATAGCCTCACCAGAGTTAGCTGCAGTACCAGTACCTTTAAGACCGCCTTGCGCTGCCTTATTAACCTCTCCCGCCGCCTTAGACGCTTTACCTTTATTCTCATCAGATTTAAGGTTATTGGCATAAGATGTAACGGACTTATCAGCCGAGTCTTTACCGTCGAACTTCATAGCCTTCTGAGCGGTATCAGCAACCGTCTTAGCTGAACTTTCAGCGGTAGTCTTACCATTACCGATAGTATTACTATAGTTAGTCATACCAGTACCAGCAAGGTTAATACCTGGAGCAAAGTTACCCAATGTGGTATTAAGGTTTTGTTGGGTTGTGGTTGCCTTAGCGTTTACATCACCGGACATCTTATCCATAGATGCGCCAACTTTGGTGTTAGCATCATCAACAGCCGCGGCTGCTTTATCACCCATACCCTCAACAGGTTTCATGTATTCATCCATGTTCTCTTGAGAGATACCGGCGAAGTCGCCAGACGCTAGCTTATCAATCATCTCTTGATTAATTTCACCAGTCTTAACTCCGGCCAAAGCCTTAGTTACATCTAATTGACCGCCCATGTGCTCGTTGAGTTTGGTGAATGCCGAGCTAATAAGACCCGTATCGAAACCTTGCCCGTTACCAGACAGACCTTCTTCAACAGCCTTCTTAACTTGGTCACCGCTTTCCTTAGCCTTCTCCTTAGCCGTAAGAACACCGTTCGCATAATCAAACCCTGCCGCTTCTGCGATATACTTGATTTGGTTCTCAGTCATACCGAGTTCAGCCATCTTGGACAATAGTTTACCTGCTTCTTGTGCAGAAATTGAACCATTTTGAAGCCCTTTGATGAATTCTTCTGGGCCTTGAATACCAAGTTGTGAACAGTAAATACGGAACGTATCTAGACCGTCTTTACCAGCCGCGGCGAACCTACGAGCAGCCTCAGCCTCTTCTGGGCCAAGTGCGTCCATAGTTTCAATAGCTTTCTTGATACCGTCTTCAGTTGCGATTGACGGATAGTCCTTTAGGTCATCCAGAGATTTACGCATTGCGTCTGACATACCCTTAAAGGCATTATCGACATCGGGAATCATCTCTTTAAACTTATCTCCGATAAGAGGAAGATGACTCATAGACTCAAGCATAATCTTGGTCATGATACGCATACCTTCTAAGATAACCTCGGTTAAGGCCTCCATCATCTCCAGACCCGCCATAACAAGAACATTCTTATTATTTCTAATCCATTGAGCAACTTGGAGTAAACCTTGTAGGAACGCATCACAAAATTTAGTAAACCAGCCAGGCATAGCCTCTGTTAATTTAATAACGGCTTCGCCAGCAATCTTAACTAACACTTCTGCGATTTGAGCAGCCATAGATAGTATACCTTCAAGGAATCCAGTCATCAGACGAATACCAACTTGGATAATACGTCCAATATTACCTTCAACTCCTTCGATAAACCCGACTACAATACCGGTCACAACACCAGCCGCAACACGCCCCATATCATCTGCACCTTTGGCCGCTTCTTTGAAGAACTTAGCGACGTTTTCGCCACCTTCGGCACCAAGCTTAGATGTAGTGGTTATCATATCATTCATAGCTTGAATGAATCCAGTAGCGGCATTAAGGAACCCGGCTAGAGCGTCTGCGGCGACTTTTACGCCTAGACCAAGAAGCAAGAAACTTCCGGCCAACACAGCCACGCCGACCATACCCATTGTAGAATTTCCAAGGATGCCACCGATAACAGCAAGACCGGCTACAATAGCACCTAGAACCGCAACTTTAGTCCAAATATCATCCACTGGAATTTGAGTTAGCATTTGCATACCGAGTGCTGCAACAACCAATGCGCCGACAGCCACTCCCATAGCAATAAGTCCTTGGGTCTTAATTCGCTCACTAAGTTTAGCTAGACCAATGAAGCCAAGCATAACAGCGCCTAAGGCAACGACCGCTGTAACGACATGTCCTAGGTCTGTATTCATCTGACTCAGGATAAATAGACCTGATGCCGCTACTACGACCTCAGCCGCAATAACCCCGAGACGCTTAATGCCGTGGGACATACCATCTCCAGCTACAGCACCATCTCCAAGTTTAGCCGCAAGAAGCGAGAATAACCCTACAACAATTGTAATACCACCTAATGCATTCATGAACGTATCAGGGTTAGGCATCTTACCTAATTCTCCTGCAAGTTCTGACATCATTTTGAACAAAAGTATCATACCGCCGAACATCACAAGAGCGTTCTTAGCGAACGATTGCTTAGAGTTATCAAGTTGCCCAAAGGCAAAGGTCATAGCGGCCATAACACCAAGCATGGCTAGTACAGCAGCGCCACCCTTAAGCAAGACATCGGTTTTCATCTCACCGAGGGTCTGTATAGTAGAAGACATCTTCTTAATAGCAGACGCCATAGCACTAAAGGCAAATACAGATGCAAACTTAGTTCCTTGCATCTTAGATGTTGCTAATACGACAGCCGTGATACCAAGAACAATAGCCGCCATACCGGAAATACCCTTGAGCAATGTCGGAATATCCATAGAACCGAGAGCGGCGATCGATGGAACGATATTCCGAATAGCATAAGCTATACCAACAAAGGTTAAGAACGTTACCGCAATCTTCTGAGTACCACGAACGGTATTACCTTGGAGTTTATTCATGATAGCCATTGATGTAAAGATAGCTCCGAGTAGGAGACTTACACCAATAATACCCTGTAGACCCTTCTTCCAGTCCATATTACCAAGTAAGGCAACAGAAGCGGTAAGTAAGAGAATTGAACCAGCAATACCTAGCATACCAAGCATGGCTTGTTGCATATTACGTACTCTGGCAGGGTTGAATTTCTTAGTCGTCCTAGATAATGTGAGATAGAACACCTCAAATACCAGCAAGACACCAGCCAAGCCGCCGAGGCCTACTAAGAGTTTATCAGCAGGGATGGTTGAAAGGAGCCATAATGACGCCACCAATACACCAATAGCAATGGCCATAGCCTTAATGTTTTGTAGGCGCGCTTTTGCTCTAAAGAATGAACCAATCCAACCAAACATAGCTGTAAGCGAACCAACTACAGTCTTAGGCCCGTGTGTTAAACTTTTGAAGAAATCGCCAAACATGTCTTTCATGGTAAGGACACGTTTACGAGTATTCCAAAGAACCGCGATAGCCGCTGCTAGAGTTAGGATACGTCCGATAGACTCAGAGTTCTCTTTAGTGAATGGTTTAAGTCCTTCGCTAAACATATTAGCCATAAGCTTAGCCATATCACCGATAGTCTCGAAGATACCTTTAGTTTTGTTATGGATATGGTCTACATCATCACTAAGCTCGTTGATACCAGACTTAGCTTTCTTCATATCACTTTGACCGAAGTCAAGAGGTGACCTATCATCAGCATGAGCAGTTGTTACACCGAATAGCTTAGTAAACGCATCCCATACGTCTTTAACAGACTCAATAACCTTACCGAAGGTCTTACTGATACCGTCTCCGATTTGTTTAACAGAGTCGCCGAAGTTCTTGAATGAGAAATCAACACCCTTAAAGTTAGATGAGAAATCACTAGCGAATTTCTTGACATTGTTCCAAATATCGATAAGGAACTTCTGCACATCTTCTGGAAGAGAGCCAAAGAACTGTTTAAACCAAGGGCCGAATGTAGACTTAAACCAATCAATAATTCCAGAGAATGTATTCTTGAATCCATCGAAGATTTTGGTCATCGTAGGGCCGTGAACAGTTTCGCCTAGGCCTTTCCAGAAAGCACCGAACCAACCACCGAATGTCTTCAGGGTAGTCTTATAGTTGGTAAAATCAACTTTAGATTTACCAAGTTCGGTCTTGATGTTGTTAGTCATCTCACCGATAAGATTTTTACCATTGGTCAAACCTTCAATAGCGAGTTTGACAACACCAAGTTCGCCAGCCCATTTACGGAAACCGTCAATAGACTTAACGATACCTGGAATAAATCCATCAGCAAAATTTGCGCTCAGAGTTTGTTGAATTTGTTTAAATCCGTCAGCCAAATCTGAGAATTTGAAATTACCGATACTGAAACCAGCCAGCTTATTACTCAACCACTCAAACGCTTGCCCTACCGCGTCTACAATAGGTTTAAGGAATGAGAATGAGAATTGGACTTTATCCAGTTTATCGGCGTATTCTCCGAGTGAAGGCCATGTCTTACGAACGACATTACCCAATGATTGGAAGGAGAATGTAGAGTTTTCCAACCATTTTGACAATCCGGCACTTCCTTTAGAGATAGACTCGAAAGGATTAGATGCAAAACTAGCAAGACCGGATTTAATCTTACTAGTATCAGGCATATCGAACTTGAGTCCTTTAAACATGCCTGTAATGTTGCTAGGGATTAGAGAACCCCAGTTAAGGTTTTTGTTAAAGTCTTTCCAGCTACGGATTTGTCCGTTAATGACACCATCCATATTCGCATTAAACTGGGCCCAAAAAGTCTTGTAGTTGGTTTTCATGGTTCCGGAGAATGTATTCCAGTCGCTACTCATCTTATTCAGATTTTGACGTAGTTTATTCCCGAACTGGCCAGCAGAGCTACTCATATTATGGGTGGCTTTATTGAAATCGGAAAATCCAATAACGAAATCACCCAACAGCTTACCGAATACCGGGAAGCGTTTCATTGCGGTACCTACGCCGAACGCCCAGTCATTAAATCCTTTATAGTTCTTGTCAAGAGTATTGTTAAGAATCTTAAATGGACTCATGAAATGAGCGAAGAAAGTTCTAATATTCTCCCTGGCCTCACGAACACCTGGTATTAATAGTAGGATTGTTTCCCCAAACTTCTTAAGGAAATCGATTACTTTACCGATACCATTTGGAATGGAGTCAAATACACCCATCCAAACTTGAGCGAACTTACCAAGATATTCATTGACCTTAGCCCAGAAACCATGAACAGCGTTTGCGACAGTATCAAATACTTTACCAGCTTTCTCAAAGTTGATAAATTTACCGATAACGGTCTCGATAGTTCGAATAACCGAACTTACCACGCTAGACAACATACCCAAGAATAATACGAAGTTCTTAAACATATGGTCTGGAATAAGAAGCTCAATAATCTTAAGCTTTGCCCCTAACTCAGCAAGAATCCATTTAATTACACCAAATACGGTTTGGAAGATTTGCTTAAATGCTTCAGATTCAGCGGTTCCAATCTTAAGTTTTTCAGTTAAGCCTTGGATTAATCCAATAAGCTTTTGACCAAAAGAAATCGTATGGTTATCGCCAAATACCGTACGGAAAGCTTCTCCGATAGGTTTAATAATCAAGCTAAGAGAGTTAAACGCAGTCTCCATGAGCTGGATAACTTTCTGACGACCGCCAAGGTCTACAAAAGATTTAGCAAATTCTACGGCCTGATTACCAGCCTTAGATAAAGCATTAGCCGCTAAATTACCCCATTTAGTCCAGAAAGCAGTTACTTCTTCGCTACCCGCTTGACCAATAAGAGTTTCCCAGAAACGAGCCCATACACTAGTTACCTGATCTGCAACCGCTTCGGATACTTCTCCAAGAGTGTGGAATTCTTCAGCCATCTTAGACAATGTCTCATCATTAGCTAATGTCTCTAATGACTTGATAAGGACTTCGTTAGTCAACCAGCCTTGTTGAAGTGAGTTACGGAAACCTTCAGACATATCGACATCTTGACCTAATGCCTGAGCAGTCTCCAGCAAAATATCTTTAAACCGCTGAGTTGCCATACCAGCATTTTCAACTGATACCCAATTCTGAGTATTCATCTTACCCATTTGTAGGGCTTGTTGTACGCCGAACTGCAATGACCGGTTGAAGCCGTCGGTTGATGCACCCGCAGATGCTGCCAAGTTACCCCAACCCTTCAGGGCTGTAGTTGACTCTTTAAGACCAACACCGGCATTTACGAACTGGGCCAAAGAGCCATGCATCTGTTTGACAGAATATTTGGTCGTTTCGGCATATTTCTGTAGGTCATCTAGGGAGTCTGTAATATTGCCCATCTCAGAACGACCCAGTGCTGCAACCAGCATATTTACTGAGTTAATCTTATCTTCAAACTGGCCGAAACCTTGTTTTACTGGAGCAATAGCATTCATGACACTACGTCCAAGATTTGTCGCGATAGATAGGCCAGCTTGAACCGCAGACGCGGCAATATTACCTAATGCTACCGTAGCGATAGACTGTAGGAAACTAAATCCTTGGCCTGACTGTTCTACACGGTCACCCATTTCTTCAATAGCCTGGGCTGCTTGTTGTGTACCACTAGATACTGGAGAAATAAACCCTAATACGCTAGACGCAAAGGTTCCAAATCCGCCTGTAGTCCTAGTTAGAGAACCAGCTACTTTATCGAAAGCTCCAATGAACACATCACCAATTTTAGGCGCCTTATCCATAAGCTCAATTAGAGACTTAGAGAGGTTCTTGGCAGATTTCTCGATATTGGTAAAAGTAGATTTACCATCGGATTTGCTTAAGCCTTTATCCAGAGCTTCAAGTGAATTTAAAGACTCTTTCAGACCTTTCTTAAACTGTTCATTATCAATACCGAGTTTGATAAGACGTTCTTCAATTACTTGTCTACTCAACTATTTTTTCCACCTCCCTCATAACCTCTTTTGCTATATCATCCACAATTGGCCCTACAAAATTGTTAGCAGGGACGTAACCACCAGTACCGGTACCGTGCCCATTAACAATTAAAACAACCAATGGTGTTCCATCTGATACTTTCTTTGAATTAGAATAGTATAAATTTAAACCATTTTGACTTTTTTCGACTTCCATGTCCCATGACGAAGCTGTACTTCCTGAACGCTTAGGTGTAGCAGAGATCAGCCGACTAAGACCTCTCGAACCAATACCATTAAGGCTAGCTTGTGTTTTATGCATAGACTCCGCATTGGATAAGGAAGATTTAAGGTTAGATTTTCGGCGGACGGAAGTTACCTTGATTCGCATTTAATCTAGCCTCCTTCATTTGTTGTAGTTTGGCTAGACGTTCTTGGTTAATACGGTCGTATTCAGCCAAGGTCTGCGCCTCTGTTTGTTTCTTCTTAGGAGCATTGAGCTCACCTATTACATTAAGAAGAGTCAATAGCCTATGTAAATTCCAGGTCTCACATTCAAACGGGATACGAGCATTAGCCATGTAAGCATAAATTACTTCCGAGGTCATAATCATACCTTGTTTATTACTATGGTCATTCTGCTTAATAGTCGTTGCTGTAGGATTGTCATTCAGATACATGGATAGTTGGATTACAACATCTTCTGTTAAGTCTGAATAATCAATATCGTCTTCACACATTAGAATAAAGTAGTCGTAAAGCTCTCCAGTGGTCTTTTCTTCTCGAGTTAGAAAAGGCTTGCGATAGATTGACTCCCATTCAGTTAGTGTTTTAAGACTATGTTCGAAATGCAATGTCTTCCCTGGCTTAATAAAGAACTGATTTGTCTCTTCGTTAAAGAACTCCCGATCAGGAGTATCTATAATTAACATAAATATACCTCCATCGAGATAAAAACAAAAGAGAGGCGTATTTTTTTACGCCAAACCTTTATTTCTTCTTGAGTTTAGAAACTTTCTCAGGAACAGTTCCTTTATTTGGATCGCCAACCAAAGCGCCAAAGAATTTCTGAGTTTCTTTTCCGCCTTCAGCTACATCCACCATCATGCTAACCATAAGCTCTGAATATGCTTCAGAGTTTACGAAGTCTTCCTGAAGCTTCTTATCTTTACGGAAAGTACGTCCGTCTGCTGATGAACGTTCACCGTATGCTAATTTAAGGACAGATTCGATAAAGTCAAAGATCTCGTCCACGTCTTCACGAGCAGTCATCTCTTTAACATACTCATCCCAATCCTTTTTAGCACGTCCCATAATACGCAAGATTTCATCTTTACGCAAGTGGAACCAAAGTTCTTCTGTTGTCTCTTTGCCGTCAAGCAAGTTTGCGTATTTCACTGTTCTTGAAATCATTATCTATACTCCTTTTGAATTCATTTTGATTTTTTTTCAGTACCAGCATGACCTTAGCTGTCCAACCCCTATCCCGTACTGATTAATTAGCTAATTACCCTGCAGTAAGACCCAGGATTGTGAATACTTCTTCTGGTTTTGGAAGAGTAGCTTCGCCACTTTCGTCACCATAAAGTTTCTTCTCAAGATCTGCAAGTTTAGTCTTGTCAACAAGTGTGCTGTTGATTTCGATATGGGCAGTTGGTTTCATACCAGCTACAGTAGTTGGTACTGTGTCGAAGTCCCATGAGAATTCCAGTGCATCTGGTGATTCATTGATTGTTTGGTATTCCTTACTTGATACACCAGCAGATGCAGAGTAAACCAAGTGAAGGATATAACCATGGTCAAGACCTTCAGTATCGTTACCGATACGAGTACGGTAAGAAAGACCGAAGTCTGAACGAGCTTGTCCTGATACAGTTACACCAGCAAGAGCTTTAGGTGTTCCGCCAGTAGACATAGGCGCACGCTTACCTTGACATGCATTCCATTCTTGTGGATAAGTGTAAGCAGAGATTTGACCTTTGAAACGTTCTTCTGAACGCAGGTTGAGGTACTTCTTGTTGTTAGCGTATTTCGCAGTAGACTCAGCGCCTTCTGGTGATTCTGATACTTTAGTCAGACCATTCCACGCAACACCTTTGTCATAAGTACCGTCGGATTTTTTCAGATAGAGGACACCTTGATCCACACCATTTTCAAATAAGCGTTTAGTATCCTCATCCCATTTAAGCATTACCATCTAGTAATTTCCTCCAATAAAATTAAGCTTCTGAGAATTCGCCAAACGCATTAATACGTTCACCGTTCTCAACATTACCACATGCAACATAGCGACGTTCGCCGCTTTCTGCACCAACATATGATAGCCAACGGTATCCGTCAGCGTCCATCCAAGAGTCATATACAAATGACATCTCAGGCGTATACAAAGCTACAATATCGCCTGTAAGGCTTGGAGTTTTGCGTACATTCAGACCTGCGACCTTAACCGTAAACTTACCAACTTCGTCGTGATTAACAACTTCGTCAGCAGGTGTGATTGGTTGAGGTGCGATAACAGGTTCTGGCTGAGGTGTATCTGAATATGGTGGATAGAACCATCCAACGATACCAGTGAAGTCACGAGTGTTGTAACGAGCAGGAGCACCTACATAGAGGGCGTCCCAGTTACCATCAATGTTTTGTTCAATAGTAGACATAGTATAGCCGTCAGAGTCTTCGATAACGAGACCTGTATGTCCATAACCATGTTCCGCTACCGCCATAACAAAGATAGCGCCACGACGAGGATTAACCCCGACTGCATCATAAACAACTTCGTAACCTAGGCTAGCCGCAGAGTCGAGCAAGTCGATAGCGTTACCCCAAAGAATTTTACCGAAGTAAATTTGGGAGATACTGTTAGGTAGGTCTACACATTGTGTACCCCAAGAACCATCAGCATCCGTACCGATACCTTGATCGGCAAGATTGCGGGCGAATTGAATTACTTCATCAACTGTTGCCAAATTACATCTTCCTTTCTATTCGTAGATCACAAACACTTTGTGATAGAGACCGTTTACTTTATATTCAGTTCTGAAATCCGAATACATGAAAGTGTTAGGGATTTTAGTGAATACCTCATCGGCTTCGCTTTTAGAAATATAGACGAGCTTATAATTAACCCGAGTAATATAATTCTTATTATTGGCCTTCTGAGTATCGACGTCTTCCCGTGTTACAATACATGCAGGATATTTCAATTGAATATTTTCTGGTGGTGTAAAGTAAACATTAGGACAAATCTCATCTTTTATCTTAAGAAGTACTTGTTCTCTTGTTTTCATTCTTTCACCTTAACCAATTCTTCATAGAAAGACTTAAAGTCCTTAAACTCCGTACCAGTCCAAACTTGAATATCGCCATCTTTAAAGACTAGCGCGTATTTACTCAGAGAGTTTTCTAACCCTTCTTGGTAATCCTGCAATCCAATCTTAGTTAACGCTTCAAGTTTTAATTCATTTTGACTTTTCTGAGTAGCAGACGTAACAACCTCGGCTAAACGATCTCTGAGTTCAGAAATCTCCATGTCCTCAATCGTCAAAACCACACGAGGCGGATATAGACGAATACTTCCGACTTTGTAATAGGAACCCATATACAAGATATGAGAAATTCTATTCACACGGTCGGTTGAGTCGTTCATTAGTGAAACATCAAACTTCAACTCAGCCTTAGTGTTTTGGTTGATTGAGCTTCGGTCTTCTACGTTAAAAGATTTAGAAGAAATCTTAGCGTTTATAAGGGGTGAAACAGTATACTTATACTCATACACCCCTACGCTAATTTCTTCAGGCTCTTTAGAACGGAAGATAAGTCGAATTCCAGCTTTTGTCATTGTATTACCTTCCTATCTACCAGCCGCGCTTATTCAGCTTTCTTTGGTTTCTTTGGTTTTGGAGCTGTTTCAACTGTTCCGAGTTTCTTTTCGTCTTCAGTCATAGCTGCGCCATTGACAGTTTCGTCATAGTCTACAGCTTTAGCACCAATACCCTTCACTTCAGTTGGGTCAGTTTGAACTGTCCAAGTTGGTTTAGTCTTAAGACCAGTAGAATCAAAGTTCACAACAGTTTCCTCAGTTGCTTCTGGATCAGTTACCTTAACAACGATAAATGATTTAGGAGTAACGATAGCGCCAGACAGACGAGCATGCATCAAGTATTTATGTTGCATGAAGTCGATATCGAAGCTATCGAATGTAGCGATTTGTCCGTTTGGAGACATACCGAACTGATAGTCAGCCAAGTTACCGATTACGAATGTCCCTTGAGGAAGTGCACGGTATTCAACCACTTCTTCACACATGAAGTAAGCTGCAATGTTTGCATTACCTGGTACTTGGTTGTTATCCATTGATGGTGCATACAAGTAACGGCCATTACCATCTTTCAACGTCTTCAACTTAGCCAAGTCAAATGGGTTGATGTAAAGTGATGGTTTACCAGAACCTTGGTATGCTGGGAATGCTTTCTTAATAACGTCATCAACTGCAGTCTTGAATGTAGCAGATGTGATGTTGATTGTGAACAATGGGTGGTCCTTAAGGATTGGGCGAATATGAAGTTCGCTAATCTTTTCAGGGTTACGTTTACCAGTAGAAAGAGTCAAGTCACGGCCATCTGAAAGGAAAGCAGCTTTAACAATTTCTTCTTTGAATTTAGCAGTTTGAACTTGTTGGATAAAGTTTACAGCCGCAAATCCACCATCTTGCAAGTCAATCAAATCATCATGGTCGATTGTTTCACGACGGTGAATAGAACCTGGAGTAGTTTCACGGAAGTAAACTTCTTCGATAGAGTCCAGAGTCTGGTTACCTTTGATGTAACCGCGAGCACGAGCTTCATCTTCAGTCAAGTTAGCGAACAAGTTCTTAACACGTGGAAGCGGGGATTTACCGAATTGACCCATGATTTTGTCAATATTCAGCCCACTTGGGTTGTAAACATTTAGGGCACCGTTTGTTGCTGGTTGTGGGAACAGAGTTTCCATACCAACCAAACCGTGTTGGATAGAATCTTCACCCAATACGCCATTGGCACGCAATACACCTGCGAGAGTAGAAGCGTTACCGGAAATTGCGCTATGTAACAGAGTGTCAAGTTCCTTGTGATCTACAACTGCAGCGCCTTGGAATTGGTTATGTTTCAAAATATCTTCTCCTTCAAAAATTGAATGTGACACGGATTCCCCTGCATCGGCAGAGTCATCACCTTCAGAATAACCGTCTTCAGACTCAAATCCATCTTCATCAGAATCGTCATCCGAGTCGTCATCTTCTTCATCATACTCACCGTCTTCTTCAAGACCGCGAATTTCTAATTCATTTTGAGCTTCTTCATCTTCCTCAGCATCAATAGCTTCGGCGATGTCTTCCACAACACCGTTGACCAATGTTGCTAATTCTTCATCAGTAAGCCCTTCTAAAAGTTCTTCGTATGAACGAGACATCCGTCCCTCCTTTTCTTCGTCGACCTCTTCATCAGAATCGTCTGAGTGAAGAAGAACCTGCGTGAGACCGGTATAAATGGTCGCACGATCGCTTTCATACTCTTCAGTCCCGTAAGCGCTATGGAGCATAACATGTTCAATAACAGCACCCGGGTTTGCGCCCTTAAGAACTAGACTTACCTCATAGATTTCTCCATGGATAACATCGTTACCGTTCTTACGGATTCCGCGAGCTCCGATAGACATAGCATTTAAATCGCCATGCTTAAGGAGTGTGCGAGTATCCTGAGCATGTTCTGTATCATTAAGATAACCATACCCATAAACACCCTCATCGCGGTGCTGAAGAATCATATACCCCAATACATTTGAGGGACTGGAGTAATCGTGTTGCCATACGATAGGTACTTGAGAACCATTGTTTTGTCGGAAAGCATCATGACGAATTGTCACACCATCCGAACAACGAATGTCATTCTTAGTTACCCATCCGGCGAAATCAGCCTTTTTTCGCAACTACTTTTCCTCCATAAATTTTTATACATCCAATGGGTTACCGTATTCATCTACAGGATTACCGTTGGCGTCAACATAACCGCCTTGACCATCATCATAGATTTCAGGATAACCTTCTTGGGTTGTACCATCATAACCACCTAGACCCATTAAATCTGTACCTGTTGAGATATTCTTATTAAAGAGCATATCGCCGATACGACTTGGGTGAGGTGCGCGACCTAACATTGCACGAATTTCATTCGATGTGAAGATTGCATTACGAGCAAAGAGGTCTGCCGCAGTACCTAGTTGTTCAACCGGTAGCATACGGAATGGGTCACGGTAATACTGGATTACCTGCCCTTGAGTTCGAGCTGTCTTAGTTAGGAAGATACGGTTAATACCGTCAACGATAGTTTGCAGTACCGGATCGACTGCTCTATGGTAATAGAGATTTAGTTCAGCCTGACTCGCAGTACCGTCTAAGACTTTGGAAGAAATGCCAACTTGGTTGTAGTAATCCTGTTGAAGCTTACGAATGTCATCCACAAGGTTGTTATTGATATTACCACCTGTGTGAATAAATTTCTCGTTAGCGTCAAGGGTCGCTATACCAAATTGGCTGTCTGCCAATTCTTTCTCAAGCTGAGTCTTACGACTCTTAGCCTGTTCCTGACGTAAGCTACTCTTTGTGGCATATGGAATTTGAATAAACCCATTAAGTTTACCAGCCGCCACTGCCTTATCTTGAGAGTACATTAAATCCATCTTTTGCTCAAGCAACTTAAGCGTTGAGTTACGGTCTTTGAGTAGACCGATAAGAGGGGACTCCAAGATAACAATCGACTGTTTGGACAGCGTCAAGTCTTGTTCTAAACCATTTTGATCATTATAGACTTTAACCCGAACAGCACGAGGATACCATTGCGTAATCTTACCAACACGCATCGATAAGATGTCATAGGAACCATCATCGTTGGGTTTTGACGTTGTATCGACGGGGACAATTGCAACAACCCCTTCTTCTAGAAGAGACCAGGCTACATCATAGATAAATGCGCGACCTGTTTGGTCAATATTAGCAGATGTTGTCAAGCAATTGATCAGACCTGAGTCGACAGAAGTCTGATTACCGTCTTCTTCGTTGATCTTTAAATGTTTAAAGTCAACCATAGCGACATCAAGAGAAATCATAGAGATAATACTGTTGATTAAATCCTGATGCTTGAATGTATAACCACGGAGCGCACCTGATGGCCGGCCAATACCTGAGCCGGAAACCAAGTCAGGGTCATAATCAATACCATTGTTGGTTGACATGAATGCGTTCCATGACCCTAGAGGGTTATTTACCATCCTACAAGAATGCCTCCTTATTTCGTTTATAGGCAACCCAAGCATCCATTAATGCGGCGACGTTATCGATTTTCTCATCGCTACGCATCTTAGACAGCTTATAGTTACCGTTATTGTCTTGGATAACAACGGCGTTACCCATAGCATACTTCATGAGTTCCTCAAAGAATATAAGGTCTCTAGAAGTAGCCATATTCTTAATCTCACCTAAAGGTACAGACTCAGTTCTAACACCTTGTCGTACCACTTCTACACCGACATCGCCGTTCTCCATAGTCCAGCGGTCGATAAATTCAGCCGCGTTATACGGGTCATAACCAAATGATACGATAGTCCATTCCATCTCTTCGATATATCGTTCTACATCGTCGTAGACCATTTCCCAATCGAGATAGTTACCTGGCATGATTATTAGAGTACCCTCAGCTACGAGCTGGTCATACTTAGCTTGTGTAGCCGAGTTTAGGCGTAGATATTTAACCTCAGATACATACGACCTTGTTTGAACACCATATCGGCCGCGTCCCAAAGGAACCAACCAAGTAAATGCCCAGAAGTCATCACCTTGAGAGGCGTCCATACCCATAGATACTTCCATACGCCTGAAGTTTTGTCTTCGATGAAGTTCGGTTTCTTCAAATGTAAAGAAGTATGTTGTACCCTCAACCGGTATACCAAACCGTTTAGCTAGGATATCATTCCGGTTTGCTGGAGAATATTCCGCACGTCTTACGTCACGTTGGTATGCTTCATAAGAAACCGTAATGCCAATGTTAGGACAAGCCTTCATCCACATATCAGGATTCCCTACTTCAGCCACATCGTCTAAACGGTAATACCATATAGAAGTATGCGGGTCTTCGTATTCACCACGCAAGATGGCTAGAAGCTCCCGTTTAATGGAATCTCCAACCGAATCACGAACTGTACCTTCTGAGGATACTGCTAAGATAAGATAATCATCAATGCCATCCTTAGAAGCAGATTGCTCAAGAGCACCAATTACATCTTCTTTGATGTCACCCGACAACCATTCATCTACTGTCGCATACTTGGCACGAGAACCTTGAAGTTTTTTAACCGTCATTGGTTTAACTTCTAAGATAGAGTTGGTTAGACGATTAACGATACCATCTTTAGTTACAGCTAGCTGAGACTGGGACTTCTGTGTCCTAGCCTTATTCCGTCCACGAGTGAGTACACGAAATAAAGGAAATCCTTCATTGGAACTCCCTGCCCTAGTTATAGCGGTCGCAAAAGGGTATAATACTTCCTCTGCTTGTGCCATAGTAGGAGCCGTTGTAACTTGTTGGGTAGAATTGGTATCCATTACTAAACCAAAAGCGTGATGAAGTGTGGCATATAAAGACTTGGCGTTACCCCGGGCCACAATAAGGTATTGTTTATTCCGAAGCCTACGCTTATGTCTAATCATTTTGAATTTTCCAGTTTGAGGGTCATAAACCTTCTCTTCCTTAAGTTCGAACCATGCCAACAGGTCTTCCGCCCAAAGCCTAAAGGTTGGAAGTAGGGTTAGAGGACGACCATCAACCAAGGTCATCTCATTTTCACAGAAGTCGATGAAACCTTGTATGGCATCTGGGTCGTAATAATAGTTTGGATTAGCGATATCCGCGTCGATACGGTTCATTTGCATCGAGATTTCACGACATACAGGAATCTCTCCACGCAGTACAGCGTCTCGAAATCTACCGTACTCGACAGGAACCGCGGTATTGCTTAATACCACTTGTTAGACTCCTTTTGTTTAGAAATTATAGATTAGTATTTATACTTCTTGAACTTAGGCTTGTTGCCGTTTGAAGCATCGACTTCCTCAACAGTCCGACTATAAGAAGAACGGTTTCTATCCTTCTTCTTCAAAGCCTCTTTATGGCGGTTATTCATATCGACCTTGCGTTGGTCGTCTTTTTGCAAGGCTTGTAATCTGCGAATTTCTTTACCAGATGCGCCGCGTTTGATAGCATTTTTTATAGCCTCTTCTCGCATCTTAAGGTTGTAATTATAAGACTTGCTGTCCTGTTTTGCACGAGCTTCGGCTATGGCCATCTCAGCAGGCGACATACCAGGGGTTGCACCTTCACCATTTTTACGCCACTTCATACCTTTTTTACCGTAGTGTAAAAGAGTGTCTTCAGAAGTGTCGGAATGCTTCGTAGGTTTGTTATAGAAACTAAGAGCCTTTTCAGACTTCGCGTTAAGTTTTTTATTCTTCTTTTGAAGCTCGTCAATCTCTTTTTGAATCTTAGCACGTTTTTTCTTTGTTTTCTCGGCATATTTGCCGCTTGTTGGGCCAGTCATTGATTCATATAACTTAGAAAGACGCTCAGTATTTTTGTTAAAATCTTGTGAATGTGGCGCAGATTGCATCGCTGGAGCTAACCCGGCCATACCAACGCCCTGAGCGCCTTCACCCTTCTTCTTCCATTTCATGCCTTTCTTACCGTAGTGTAAGAGAATATCTTCGGAAGCACCAGAATGCTTGAAGTTGCGATTGTATTTTCTAAACTTCGTACCAGTTTTCTTATCAACTGTCTCACTATACATAGGACTCTTTGATTGGTATTTAGAACCTGTTCTGGTACGGATTTCATCATCCTTATCTTGGTATGTGCGAACAGACTCCTTAAATTTATCAATCTGGTCTTGAACAGATTTAACACTAGAGATTTTACCTTTACCTTTTTTATACTTGCTCAGCATAGTTTCAAGTCGGTCTATCTCTTTCTTAGCGCTATGATAAGCGGCATCGTTCTGATCAATTTCTTCTTCAGGCGTCATCGCTTTTTTCTTTTTCCACTTCATACCCTTCTTACCATAGTGCTGAAGAATATCTTCCGTAGATGGGATATAAACCCCATTAATAGTTTCACCCATATTTACTCCTGATTGCGCTAGACCTCCTTTTAAATCAAAGTCAGTCTCGGAATATTTATTAAAGATCTTTTTAACAGATCCTTTATATTTCTTACGAGTAGTCTTTGCGTCTTTACGAGCATCGTATGCTACATTTGTAAGAAGTCGGTTCTGCTCGGTCGGTTGACTATCGTATAAATCCTTAGTTAATCTATGGATCTTCTTAGACAACTTATATTCTGACTTACCCTTCTTAACACGTTCTCTTACATATTTATATGTTTGATAATGTTCTTTAGAGAAATTATTCCGAGCATACCTATCGCGTTTACCAAAGATGTTCATACCCCACTTCATACCTTTACGACCAGCGTGCTGGATCATAAACCGGTTCTGAACTGATTCTGGGACATATACATCGACGCCACCCACACTAATAGATTGAGTAAATTTAGTCATAGTAGTTGGCACATCCTTAAACGCTTTAGCCCATTCCTGCCGCTTCTTAAACGCCTCGATAGCGTCCTTAGCTGCTTGACCTGATAAGTTACGTCCAGCAATACTTGATGGCGCTTTTGAATACACGTCTAGTGCTGCGGAACCAACTTTACCGATAAAGGCAAGACGAGCTTGTTTCTTTTTCTGTAGAGCTTCCAACCGAGCTTTCTCGGGAGCCTCTACTAATTGTTTAAATCTCTGCTCAGCCTCTAGTCTAGCGATTTTGGATTTTAATGCCTTGGTAGACATATTATCACGAGTCCGATAAGCATCTCGGAACTCAGCTTCTCTTAACCGCTCATCTACAGACCGACGAGTTTTCTTGGGCATTTTGACGTTTTGCTGTTCTGGTTTAGCACCGCGTTTGCCACGGACTCCACCTTTCGGCTGACGTCGCCCGAAAATATTCATACCCCACTTCATACCTTTAC